GTACCAGCGATATTGTTGATGAAACCGCTGTTAGCTCCGAGGAGAGTAGGAAGGATTCCGTCATATCCTGTTGCATAAGCAGAAGTATCAGCTGCAGCGCGTGAGGCAACTGGGCCAGTGGTCTTAAGTGGGCCCTGGTTTCCTGTTGTAGAAGTAGCTGCGCCACCGACTGTGAAGGTTGTGCCTGTTGTACGACCCTGGTAGTAAGCGTTAGCTGCACCAGTAGTTGTACCGACATATACGTTGTAAGCAAGTGCGCCAGTTACAGGTGTAGCTGTGACAACAAGAGCCTGTCCTGAAGTGGTTGTAGCTGAAGCGACAGATGAAACGATCGACTCACCAAAACCAGTTGAAGAGATACCAGCGTCTGCTGTGACGTAGACGTAGTAGGTGTTAGCAGCAATAGCTGTAACTGAACCTGAAGCTGTTGCGCCAGCAGCTGAAGCTGTAGGAGCTGAAAGAGCACCTGAGTAGCCTGTAGCTGTACCTCTCGCAAGCAACATCATTCTTTCTTCCATCAACATCGTGGCATAAAGTGTAGAAGTTGATGAAAGCTGACGGAGATCCTGGTATCCAAGACCTGAGAAGTTAGCGTCGAATGAAACGCTATCTGAGAGGCTGTAGGAGTTGTAAGGAAGGACAATATCGTCCGCTGTGTAGCTGATCTTTGGGCCACGCTCGAAGTTGATTGAACCGAAAGCAGTAGTCGTAGTTTCAGATACGCCAGGCCAGATCTGTCCTTGTCCACCAGTACCAGTACCTGTGTAACCAGTAATGCGCTTGATACGGTGTGAAGTACCGACGCCCTTCTTACGAGGGATACGGTTACGGAGAGGTGTTGGACGTGGTGTCAAGAGCTTTGCAGGTGCTTCCAAGTCGAACGCAGCGAAAGAAGTGCTGAGTGGGCTAGTAAGCGAAATATCCTTCTGAATATCCTGCATAGCAAGGCGCTGAGCTGAGATGGCGTTATTAAGGCCAGCAAGAGCGTCAGGTGTGAGTGACTTTGTTGCAGCCATAGCTTCGAGAGCTGCGACTGGATCTGCTGAAGGAGCTTGTCCTGGAACGTTTGTACCAGCTGAGAGAGCCTTTGCAAGCTCACCCTGGTATTCGTCCATACGAGCTGCTGCCTTCTTAGGCGAGCTGACGTCTGAGAAGAGGTCAGTAGCCTTTGGAGGAGTTAGAGCCAATTTGGTTTCCTTTGTTTAGAGGGGTCGGTTAATTAGTCCTGGTCGTCAGACTTGCCAGCCTTAGAGAGAAACTCTTTCTCTAGTGCCTTATAGCCCTTGACCAAGATTGGGTCAGATGTTGCTGCTGCCTTAGCGCGATATTCTGCTGCCTTCAGCATTAGCTCGTTTGTTTGTGTGACAGCAATACGTCCAGTGCGCTTTGGCCCACCAGCTACTGCTGCCGACTTTGCTGCTACGAGCTCTGACTCAAGAGCTACCGCCTTTTCCTCTGCTGCTTTTGTAGCAGCCTTTAAGGAAGCGATCTCTGCTCGGACTGATTCAGTCGCCGTCTTTACAGCTTTCTCTACGATCTCAGCCGTCGCTTCGTCGTCGAGAACTTCAGGTGCAGCTTCCTCAGCTGCTGCCTCAGCTTCTACAGCTGGAGCTTCTTCTGCAGCTACAGGCTCTTCGCCTTCTGCAGACTTGATTGACCCAGCGTTTTGCTCTGGGGTCATAATGGTCGCTGTCGATACGTTAGCTGTTGTAGCGATACCTGCATTGTTGCCAGGGATCTGAACGGTTGTCTTACCGTGATCTTGACCAGGCATACCGCAGCCACACTCTAGGCACTTGCTGATCGAGGCTGACTTCGCCATAGCGCACTTCATACAAGGAGACTTATCGCAGCCACCGTCTTTAGCGCAGGCCTTACAACCGTCGCAGTCGCAGCCTTTTGAGTCGTAGTCGCTGTCAGCTTCCTTAGCTGCCATTTCGATTGTTGATCCAGCCATATCGTTTGTCTCGCCTTCTTCAGATTCGCCTTCGTACCAGCGGAATAGGTGTTTTAATGATTCGATAAGCTCTTCAATATCGTCACGCTCATCTGAGCCGTCAGCCATTTCGCCAGCTTCAACGATAATGAGCTGAGCTAGTGCGCGACGAGCTGTGTCGTATGACGCTTGATCGAACTTAACTGTGTCGCCCTTAGCAGCTTTGTGAAGCTCCAGGATTGTTTCAGCGATTGCGGATTTCTTCACGTTCCACCCCTCGGGTAATTTATCGACCGCGTTTAGAGCGCGAGCGCGTTGGATTATATGTTTCTTTGTAGCTGCTGGATCTTTAGCGCGTCCGAAAGCCTGGATAGCGTTTTCTAGATCGGCAACAGTTTTAATTGGGTATGAGCCATCTGGCATAGCCTGGCCTGCGTCAGCTGCGTCCTCACGCTCTTGAGCTGTGAACTCGCGCTTTTCGATTAGCTCTTCTGGGACAGCTGCAAGTGTGCTGTCTCCACCGACTGACTTAGCCAATACGAGCTGACAAGTAGGGTTAGCTGGACGATCGACGAGTGAGAGCTCCACGATCTGTCCGTCTACGATACGACCGTTAGCAGCCTTGTTATCGCGTACTACGCGTGGGCCTTTAATTCCGATTGAGAAGCCCTTGAGGACTTTGTGCTCGACTTTGAGAATAGAGTTTTTGTCTACGACTTTGGCTGTGACGTAAAATCCGTCGCCCTTTTCTTCGTACTCAGTAGCGACGCCAGCTGCAATAGAGCTGTGCTGTTCGCGGATATTTCCACCAGACTTAAACCATTCTGGCATAGCTCGCTTGAGCCAGTCGTTATCGCAGATCTGCTGGTCAATATCCAGATCGTCTGAAGTAGCTTTGCCGTAGACGGTGAGTGTGCCATCGTCGTTTTTGTCGTACTTAAAGATCTCTGCGTATGACGTAGCGAAATCATTTGCCATTGGTGCTTTCTCCTTATTGAGTCTAGCTGCGATACTTTCAGCCCAGGATTTTCCAGCGTCTCCACCCCAGGCGTCCCACGCGACGCGACCTGGAGAAGGAAACCCCTTCTCGCCCTGATTAAATCCTTCTGCTTTCTTATCAACTTCGTGACGAGCAAAGAAGCTCACCATTCTGTTGATAGTCTCAGCAGATACACCGTCACGAGCTGCAAGCTGTGAAGCTCGAGCGCGACCTGTATCTGTGAAACCCCCGCCTGCGTGACCCTCAGAAATCCACCCGAGAGCCCGCTTCGCAGCTGACGCTACGCCTGCAGGTGGGACGAAACTTTCACTCATATTTAGTTTTAGGCTGAGTACACGAGGCAGACTGCGCCTGCTGTTGTACCTGCAGTTGAGATTGCATAAATCGAGTCATTACCGTGCATCCAGATTTGCACAGTTGCACTCGGAGCGAGGATTTGACCTCCATTGACACCAGACGCAACAGTAATTGCGCTATCACCGAGGTAGACAGGTGCTGTGTCGCGGTTTTGGATTTGTACAGCGACGTATCCAACGCCATTAGGCATTGTCAGCAATAGGGTTGGGTTTGTACCCACTGTTACGTTTATATGATTCAGAGCCATTAGAGTCCTATCTGCGTGTGTACAGAAATTGTAACGGTTTCACACGCACCCTGCTTAGGACTTAGGCGTTAGCTGGGAGATACTTCCTGGCCTCAGCTTCTGTAGCAGGCCAGATTTCGTCATTACCTACGAAGTACCACTCGCTTACACGTTTTGTTGAAGCCCAGGCTTTACCGCTAGGGATAAGCCACTGTTTTTGAGAGGTAAGGATCTTGCCGTCAAAGGTAGCTTTATAGACAGCGAATACGCGCTCGGTGGTCTGACCGATAAACCATTTTGTAGTCATAGATTGCCTCCTTCTCTTCGATCATAGCCATAAAAATCGGATAAATCAACAGCCTTACCGATTTTTGGCTCGCCATAATTTGTAAGCCCTGGAGGAGTGCTCAGCGTGGCGCTGTTAGCGACCATTTGAGCGTTAAGAGCTTGAGCTTCTGGGGTTGTCTCGTCCATTTTTTGATATTCTTTGTAAATAGGGTGATTAGTTTCTTCTTTCATAGCTAAAGACTCAGCTGTGTGGAATTGGAGCTCGATCCTGTTGCCAGACGGATCTGTTAGGGCCATATTTACACCTTTGTAATTTGAGCCCTCTTGCCAGTAATTCTTCACGCGCACGTCGTAGCCCTGGTTTTGCAGATCCTTTTGGACAGCTTCAGCTGCAGCTCGGTAATTAGCTGGATCTGTAACCATTGTGTATCGGTTAGCGTCACTAATGGTACGAGCTACTTCTGCTGGAGTTTTACCGTCTTTGACACCTAAAGCAATTTTAGAAGTTAAAGATTCTTGAGTTTTTAAGCGAAAATCTAAACCTTCTAATTTTGTACCGTGTTTATCGGCTAAATCTCTCATATTTTGAGTTAGTAATGGCTCAATACCTTTGGCGTGAGAGTAAAGGGTCTGAGCGTGAGAAGCTGCTTCAGCGCCGTGTTTATCCTCAAGCCCACCGCCACCAGACCCAAAGCGACCGCGCTCGTCTCGAGCCTGGTCTGGGTTGTACTTAGCCAGGTCAGCTACGACCGCCATCTCAGAGTCGTCTAAACGAGCTGCTATTTCTTCGTCCGTCAGATCTGCATACTCAGGCGTACCGCTGAGATCTGGCATAACTGGGATCACGTCACATTGACAGTTAGGGTGAACTGGTGGCTGAGTATTACCGCTAGGGAACTCGTCGCCTAAATTGACGATTTCGCCGTCATTGTCTAAACAGTCAGCGTCTTGAGGATCATTGACTGTCCACTGGATTTGTTCAACGTTATTAGCCTGGTAACTATCCAAATTAGCTGAGATCTTTGCTCGCTGACCTTCTGTGATAGCGATTGTGAGAGCTCGTTCTGGTGAGGACAAGCTGTCTCGAATTGCGTTAGCGATTGTTACTGGCGTGTCGCCTCGAGCTATGCCGTCAGCTAAAGCTGTACCGAGTAGATCGTGGCTGTAGTCAGCTATACCTCGAGCTTGAATATCTATCTCACCCAGGAGATCTTTTAATCCACCTGGCTTTGAGAGTAGAGCTGCAGCTCCTTCGTTACCTGGTGTCCAGGCGTCCCAGTTGATCGTAAAGCTAGGATCGAAAATTGGCATACCTTGAGGGTTGAGCTTAGGCTTGCTACTAGCTGTAGCTACAGGCCCTTTCTGAGCTCGATCAGCCATATTATCCAGCGCTTCACGCTGACCCAGGACATACATATCGCCATAATAACGAGCTAAAACTTTTTTGTAAGTAGCTAAATCCAGATTTACATTCTTCATAGCCCAGGCGCGAGCGCGAGCGCGAGCTAGGACTTGATCTTTGGTAACAGGTGGATTCGTGTCCATATATTGCGTATAGACACGCCTAGCGTCGATACTAGCTGCAAGAGCAGCGCGGATCTTTACTGCGCTTTTAGCTGCTACACGAGCACTAGCTACTCGTGAGCCCTTGCTCATAGCAGATAGGCCTTGACGAGAGACTTAGCAGTATCCATATCGTTGTCAAAGTAACAGCGATTGAGCGCTTCTCCGACGATTGGATCTAGCGCCTTGAACTCAAAGTGACGCGTACGACGCCAGGGTCTGTTAGCCCATTCCATAAATGCGTAGGCTTCTTCTCGAGCAGCTTTACCCATATCAGGAGTACCAAGCCAGACTGGTACTTGATCCATACCGAGGAGCCACATAGCAAAGAGTCTGTGGTGTCCGTCCACGATAATCTGCTTTTCGCCGTCGTCATAGACAAGCGCGTAGTTACGGTAAGGGGTTAGTGCCTGTCCCATAGCTTCAATATGGTCAGCTACGTTAGAGCGATCAAGCTGGGTATCTGTGCCGTAAAGATCCTTTACGTTCACTAAGACCAGCTCAGCCTTTTCCCATACGTCAGGTGAGACTGGGTAGTCGCCATTTTGGGTCTCAACTACAGGCCAGGGACTAGCTACTGTGTCAGTAAGCTCGTCAGGGTTATCAGAAGTAGGGTGATCTCCAGCTGCGTTAGGCAAGATCTTGAGGCGTGATAGTCCAGCTTTTACCTCAGCTTTAGAAGGTACGCCAGCCTTGTCAATATCTGCAGACTTGCTATCACCTGGCTCAACTTTAGGCTCTGGCTTCTCTTCAGCTGCAGGCTCACCAGGCTTAGGCTCTTGCCCTGGAATTGGGGCTACAGGGGCTACAGGAGCTGGTTTATCTTCTACTGGAGCGATTGGATTAGTGTCGAGGTTATCGACGCTAGGAGGCTGTCCTGTGGCTGTTCCGACGTTAATTATGCCGTCTGGTGAGAAGAGGAATACAGATTGACCAGCGACCAGCATTGGCTGATCTGCAGCTGGTGTGTCCAAGAGAGGAAGTCCGAGCTCTGAGCGACGCTCGTTGATTGTGCGAGTAGCTCCACGAAGCTCGAGGTCAGCTCGCTTAGCTTCTGACTCGTTATCGCGTCCTTCAGCGATCATAAACTTAAACTCAAGCTCACGAGGCATACCGAGGTAGCTATAGCTCATATTGGTCAGCATTTTGCCTAGCCAGCTGACAAGTGGGCCGACACCGATTTGCTGAGCGCTTTCCTGCTCGCCTTGCTGGTGTCCTGAGTTGCCTAGTCCACCGTGACCAGAGAAGCCGATTTCAGTTGGCATAACGCCAAAGTGTCCACAGATAGAAGTCACGAGATAGGTGTCGAGGATTTCCTTGAACTTCTCGCCGTAGCCGTCGAACTGCACTGGATCAAAGCCAGCTGGGAGAACACGAGCTCTCTTACGCTGTTCAGTCTGACCTGAGAGGTCGTCGTTGATTGAGTCCTCAAGCTGACGAAGCAAGATTGGGTCATTACCAAAGTCAGGATCGACCTTGAACATAAGCTCTGGGAGTACGCCGTTTGTCCACTCAGCTCGTAGCCACTGCTGGCGACGAAGGTAGAGATCAGCTACAGGTAGGCAGCGCTCGACTGGTGAGTTGCCGTAGACGCTCATAGCTCTACGGTTACGCACGAGGTAGGTCAGCTCTTCAGCTGTGAACTCTCCGTCAGCGTCTGGAGTTTCATTTGCAGCTGAGAACTCAGAACGTGGGAAGCCGTAAAGGATTTGCTGGTAAGCAGCTCCTGGTGGCATTGGACGCATACCGCGATCGTCGATAAGAGGCTTAATGGTTGAGCCGTCGAGTACCTGGAGTCCGAATAGATCTCCACCGACTGTCTTTTGAGGCCAGATAGCCCAGGCGTCGAGTACAAGGATTTCCTCAAGAGAGATCATTAACCAGTCAGTAAAGGTAAAGCCGTTAGCTGGATCTGGGTTTTCCCAGAAAGTGCGAGCGCGATAAATGTCATCTGAAAACTTTTCACGAGCTTGCGCCATAGCGCGAACGTGATCGCCACCTATCTCAGCAATAATCTTTTCTGAAGCGTCCTCAGCTATGACAATATCCCAGTCCAAGCCTGTGATCTTTGACTTGAGAACTTCGATACAGCGACGAATAATGTCGATCTGCTCAGCTGCGCCACGAAGAGTCTTAAACGGTACGAGCTTCTGCTCTGTAGCGACGTTGATATTTTGCGCTACCTGGTATTCGTAACGACGTGGATCAGCTTGTCCGTTAGGGCCGACAGGGTTGATAGCGCCAGGAGTAATAGGCAGACCTGGTGCGAAAGGTACGTTACCGAAATTAGGGTTACGCGGGAGAGGCTTAGTCGTATAGCTGTTATCTCGAGCTGCTTGCTGCATTTGCTGTTCAGTCATAGAGACTGCACCAGCAGGCAGGCTAGGAGCCTTTTCTAATTGAGCTTCGACGATCGCTTTTGCTAGACGGTCTAATAGACCCATTGTCTCTCCTTAATAGCGCCTCTCTAATTACAGGCTAGGTGTAATAGTAGCGCTATCCGAGGATTACTACGCGATAAGCATTAGCGCTAGGAGCTACAGAGAAGTTAAGGGTCACTGTATTTGTGGTAGCGCGTAGGTTATCGACGACAACTTCTGAACCGTCAGAAACTGTGTACACCTGAACTACAACGTCGAGAGTACCGAGGTTGTGGGTGATGGTGTAGCTAGTAGCTGAGGTTGAAAGAGTTGCAGCGTACTTACGAGCTACGACAGTGGTATCTACCGAAACTGTGCCAGTGCTGACGACGATACCTGTACCAGCTCCGACAGCTAAGCCAGAAGAGCTTGTACCGAGACCTGAGTTAGTAGCGAGGAGGATCGAAGCTCCACCAGAAGCTGCCTGGAGTCCACCAGTCGAAGTAGGGTTGAAGCTGAAAGTGTTGCCTGAGAGAGATAGGCCGTTACCAGCTAGGTAAGTGCCAGCTCCAGAGAACTGAGTAAAGGCGATTGCGTCTGTGCCAATTTTGATTCCATTGACAGGGTTTGTCGAGGTACCAGTATTGGTCTGTACCCAGCCAGTATCTGCAAGGGTTGTGCCAGTTGCAACGAATACGAAGTCACCTGCAACGACCTGACCTGCAATATGGTTGTCAGAGTCTGTAGCGCGTGTGAGGACTGTAGCTACGCCAGTTGTACCAGCTGTGGTGACATAGTAAATACCGTTTTGAGTAGCTGTGCTCTGATTCTTGACGAGGACACGATCGTTGAGGACAAGTGTGTGTCCGTCGATTGTGGTCGTTCCAGTTGAGCCGTTTGTAAGAGTTGCGCCTACGCCTGTACCGCCGTCTGCACCAGCTGATCCAGCTGCGTATGTCCAGGCAAGGTTAGCTGTAGTAGCTACAACGACTGAGCCGTGAACGTTGAGGCCCTGGGAAGCTGCGTCTACATAAGACTTGTTAGCTGCGTCTGTTGCAGCTGTAGGTGTTGCAAGGTTTGTGATCTTGTAGCCACCGAGCGAAACGTTATTAGCTGCAGCTGCAAAAGTATCGAGCGAGAAGTCTGCAGGTGTAAAGCCGTGTGTGTGGTCGTCGTGTGAAGCGTTAGAAGAAGTACCAGCTGCACCTGTTGTACCTACGATTGCGCTAGGTGTAGCTGTACCGAGTGAAGGCGTACCGTGTGTGTGATCTGAGTGAGCTACGGTTGTAGCTGATCCGTTTGAGCTTGAAAGTCCAAAAGAAGTTTCAGCTGTGACGTTACCGAACCCTGGGCCTGCGTGTGCGTGATCTGCGCGAGCGTAGTTAGTCGAAGTACCGTCTGCAGCTGATCCAGCGATAGCTACAGTCGTAGATTGACCAGAGCCGAACGCTTCAGCTTGCTGCCAGCTTGATCCGTTTGAGTAATAGATCAAGTAGTTATCTGTGGCGTAGTAGAAAGTACCTGAGTTAGCTGAGCTTGCAGAAGGACGAGCTCCGAGAGTGCCTACTGTAAATCCACCTGTAGGGATCCAGCCGTTACCGTTGTAGTAAAGGAGAGTGTTAGAAGTGGTGTTGTAGTAGATCTGGCCTGTTACTGGTGATGATGGCGCCGTTGCAAGATTCTGGATCTGCGCGTTAAGGAGCTGATTCTGGCTAAGGTCGATATTTACTAGAAACTTGCGTGACATTTCATCTCCTAGATGACGTAGGCAGTACCACTAAAGGCTGAGCTAAAGTTTATCAACATTTGATTCACTGAGGGGTAGCTAAAAGTACCCTCGACCTGAGTACCAGCGCTGTCGAATACAACAGCTGTCGGGTGTCCGTTGAGGTTATGGTTAATAGTCCAGGTAGCTGAAGAAGTACCCTGGCTATGGGTGTAGAAAATCGTTGTCGATCCAGAAGGCCCTTGAAGCCCGACCGTAGCGATCGTTACGTTAGGTTGAGCTTGAGATAGCGTGAGGTTTGTGACTTGCTGGACGATCGTTACGTTTTCTGTGGTCACTGAACCCTCGATTGAGCGATCGTGAGAAATCCGTCAGACCAGTCGTAGTTAATCCCGCCACCAGAGGTAGCTTTAATGCCGTAGGCGTAAGTACCGATAGGGATAGCTGTAGTTTGAGTACCAGTTACGCGATAGGTCACTAATCCAGCTGTAGGCGTCGTCAGGGTGATTCCTGAGCCTGTTGTCAGTCCTAGCACCAAAGAATTATCGACCTGGTTACGGATCTGAAGCTGCACTGAGTAGCCTGTGAGATCGACAGGGTTTCCTGAGCTATCTGTCGTCGTCGTAGTAAAGATCCAGTCAATACCTTGATTTACTGATGGGTTGTATTGCGCCACTAGGCACCTCCTGGGTTAATGATAGCCGTTTGACACTTAGGACAATACGCTGTGCCTTTTGGTGATGGCATACGACAGCTCGGACAGAAATCAACTTTACTGGCGAGATATTGCATAGCTGGCGAAGCTACTGACAGCTCTGTAATTGCCCAGACTAAAGCGTCCATACGATCGGGAGAAGATCCAGAGTCAGGTGTCCAGCTCACCATCTGATCCTCAAGCTCGTTAAATCCTCCGACGTGGTGAACCTTGCCTTGCTCATAAAGAGCTGATACTGGCTCAGCTCTTACTTGTTTTCCCCTGGTAGCTGTTACTAGCTTGATTGGCACCCTGGGATCAACGTGATGGATAACTGATCCGACCATATCGCCACCATTATTCTTTTCAGCGACGATTCGATTAGCTTTGTACTGGTGATAAAGCTCAACAGCTCTTCTAGCCCAGCCGTCAGGAGAAGCCCTCAGAGTGCCGTCGTAGAGGACGTAATACTGTCCGTCCATAGAAACACCTGCAACGATCATTCCTGTCTCGTCTGAGTCCTCTCCAGAGGTCACTGCGGGGTCAATAGCGACGCAGATCTTCGTAAGATTAGGAGCTTCTGTCACCCTGGCGTCGTCGATCATCTTTCGCGTCCATAGTGCGCCTTCAATATCTTCGAGCAGCTCTCCGTATAGCTCCTGGCGTCCTAACCTAGTGCCGTTGTATCGCAGCTGCAGCTCGATCAAAGCTTGAGGAGCGAGGTTAGCTGCGTTGTCAAAGGTTGAACCTCGGACGATCTTTACTGAGCCATCTGTGCGACTGACCAAGTTACGCACGAGAGAAACAGGTTTAGGCGTAGTCGTTACTACTGTTCGTGGGTGCTCCCCCAGGCGTAGACCGAATTGCAGCTGATCCCAGGTATCTGCATATCTCCAGGAGCTGAGCTCGTCACACCAGGCGCCGTGAAATTGTGGGCCACGCAGACGATTAGGCTCGTCAGCTGAGAATAAGCGGATCAGTGTGCCATTACGCAGCTTGATATGACCGTAGGTGCGGTTGTATTCCTCGAGGACGTCATACTCGCGCAGGATTCCGACGATTCCAGAGTTACCTTCAGCGCAGACGTCTCGAACGTCACCAAAGGTAGGAGCTACGATCGCCCAGCGCGTGTAGTCATTCGTCGCTGCTTGCCAGGCTAGCCATTCAGCTGCCATACGAGTTTTGCCAGCGCCTCGACCAGCCATATAAACGTAGGTAGACCAGTCGCCTTCGTCAGGAAGCTGCTCAGGCCTCGCTGATAACTTCGCCCACTCTGCTCTCCGTATCGCCGTGAGCTTCAATGATTCTGATAATTTGCTCAGCTCTTTCTCGTAAGACTCGACCGTCATAAGTAGTCACCTCCACTCGAGATTCTTTAGGTGCATAAATACCCAAAATATCGCCCTCTTCTTTGATTGCTGCCATAAAGTGAGGAAACGCTTTGAGCTCGCCAGCTTGGATCTTGGGCCAGAGAATAGCTATAGAAGCTTCTAGGCGCGTCATATTTATTTTGCGATATTCCTCTGCAGCTTCAGACGGATAACGAGCCATAGCTCTCAGCCAGGCGTCTCTAGCTCCTGAAGCGTCTGCATATCCAAGCTCTTTAGCTATCGCGTCATAGGTCTTACCCTCAGTACGGAGCTTGATAACCCTGTACTCGCGCTCGAGCACTGCCATCTCTTTCCTGATTTTTTTCAGGCGCTTTGGACTCGCTTGTGCTGGTTTTGGAGTCTCAATATCTGACATAAACGTAACTGTACTGTAATCGTTACGAGTGGTCTAAGCGACAACCTTCTGCATAGCTTCTAACCGTGCGTCAAGAAGATCGTCAATACTGCTCTCCAAAAATTGACGCTTGCGCCAGTCCATACGATTACCAAAGGTATCTGTCTTTAGCTGGGCGTAGAGGTGCGAAATAGCTTCGTCTAGCTCAGCTATCGAGACTTCCTCTGTAATGACCAGTGACATAGCAAGAGTTTAGCCTTGCTTACTTTGCTCCCGCTTAGCTTTGTAGCCCTGGACTTCCTGAGCTATGTAATAGACCTTTCGACCCTGGCGCTTCTTCCACTGGACTCTTCCCCTGTGTTGCAGCTGTCGAAGGTTATTTAAGGTGACGCCTAGATACTCAGTTACCTGGTCGCAGCTCCACCATTCCTGGTCGTCTACCACCCTGGCGCCTCGTTACTTGCAGCTTTCTTAGTCGCCTTAATAGCTATAGATACGTCGGTAGCTGTGATCTCGAGTGAGCTCTTTTCTACGCCGTCTTTATTGGTGTAGGTCGATTGTCCGAGCTTGCCTGTGACGGTTACTGAGTCGCCTTTACGCAGCTCACGAGCTACGCCTTCGACCTTATTACCCCAGACTGTAACCTTGAACCAGATTGGCTCGCCTTCACCCTTTGTCTTGCTCCAGGGAGTGTGAGCTAGTGAGAAAGTGCATAGCTCGTATTCGCCTGTCTGCTTAACTTCTGGGTCTGAGCCTAAGTTGCCTTGAACGATAATCTGATTCATTTTGCCTCCGTTAGTATTTTAATTGTTCCGTCGTTAAGTAATAACACGACCGAGCCGTCAGCTCTGGTTAATGGAGCTTCTTCAGGGTCTTGCCAGCTTGCCACCATAAACCCGAGCTTTTCAGCTGCTCCTGGTCGTAAGTGGATACTGCTGGTTTTCATATTGTGGCAGCCGTGATGGATCAGTACCAAATTAGAAACTGTGTCCTGACCACCGCGAGACTTGAGCTTACGGTGGTGCAGGGCCATAGTTTCCTCAGCTGGGCAGTCGCAGTATTCGCAGTAATCCCCAGCTCGAGCTTTGACAAGATCCACAACAGCTTTGTCGATCATTCTTCCTCAGTCTCTTCCTCAACCCATTCGTCGGGATCAACTGAAGGAATATCGACTCTGAGAGGTGAGATCGGCATAACGATTGTCATTAGTACCAGCTTCCCCTCTTCCAGAACTCCCACGCCTTACAGGGTGTTGAGTAACGTACTGTAATGTATCTAAGCCCAGCTTTCACCTGGACAAGCGGATCTTTAGGCTTCAACGGATAGTTGTAGTTACCCCAGGTCTGAGGCAAAAACTGAGCTATTCCGAAAGCTCCAGAGCTGTGATTAAGAGCTTTTGGATTCCAGTGGCTTTCGTGCGTCCAGAGCTGATCCAGACAAGCGAACTGGTGAGCTGGATCTTTCCACTGTTTAGCTATGAGCACTTTGCTGTAAAGCTTAGGTGACATAGTGAAATGGATAGCTCTGACTGGAGCTACAGCTGCCTGAGCGCTTGTTATATGCAAGAGTCCCACCGTAAAGGCTGTTAAGAGGACTCGAGCTTTTAGAACTATGCGGGAACCTTTCCTCCAGATCCGCATACTCCGCAGGCGTTACCCGCATAAATCCACTCGCCACAAGTGCAGCGACTTATTTTTTTATCTTCTGTTATCTGGCTATTCATTTTCGTCCTCCTACGAGAGATAGCGAATAGAGTCCTTAATTGTACTGAGAAAGGTGAAACCCGCCAAGAAAGGTAAAGTGGCGGGTCTCACGAGAGCCCAGGATCAGGAAATCCTAAGCTCGATTTAGGCTCAAAGCAGGTAGAGCCTAAAGATATTTTCCATATAGTGACATATAACGCTTGCCAATTACAAGCGCCCTGGGATC